CTTTCATTCTTTTAAAAACTAATATATAACACAATTATGGCCTTAAAAAAAGTAGATTTTGCACCTGGTTTTAACAAACAAAGCGTACCCTCAGCCCTCCCTGGAAAATGGGTAGATGGTGATTTTGTGCGTTTCAGATATACTGCTCCTGAAAAAATAGGAGGATGGGAACAACTAACTGCTGCATCTAAAACTTTACCTGGGGCAGCTAGAGCACAATTAGCTTGGACTTCACTAGCTGGTGAAAAATACGCTGCTATTGGTACCTCTCAAGGTTTATTTTTATATTATGGTAATGACTTTTATGACATTACTCCATTAGATACAGCAATTACTGGATGTACCTTAACAACTGTTAATGGTTCAAATGTTTTACAAGTAAATAAAGGATCACATGGTTTAGAGGTTGGAAGATATGTAACTCTATCAGGAGTGACTGTTACTGGAGCATCAGATTACACCGCAGCAGAATTAGAAAAAGTTTATGAAATTTTAACAGTAGCAAATGTAGATAAGTTTACAGTTCAAGCTGTAAGAGCTGAAGGAGGAACAGGCATGACTGCAGCAGGTGCAGCAACTGTTAATCCATACGTTGAAGTTGGACCCACTACTCAAACAACGGGTTATGGGTGGGGAACATCTTCTTGGGGAGCTGAAACTTGGGGCACTGAAAGATCTACAAGTAGTGTAATCTTAGACCCAGGAAATTGGAGTCTTGATAATTTTGGTCAAGTTCTTGTTGCAACTATATTTAACGGGAAAACTTTTACTTGGAACGCTGGAGCAGCAAGTCCAAGAGCCAATAGAGCCTCTTTAACCACATCGGGTGTTCCAACCAGCAACAACCCTACAGCTAGTCGATTTACTTTAGTCTCTGATCGAGATAGACACTTATTTCATTTTGGAACTGAAACAACTATTGGTGACTCTACAACACAAGATCCAATGTTTGTAAGATTTTCTAACCAAGAAGATTTAAATACTTATCTACCTACCGCTACCAATACTGCAGGTACCTTTAGATTAGATACAGGTAATGAAATACGAGCAGCACTTCAAGGTAAGGATTATGTATTTGTACTAACTGATCTTGCTGCATATGTAATTCAATTTGTGGGTCCACCATTTACATTTAGTGTTAGACAAGTCGGCACTAATTGTGGATGTATTGGACAACATGCAGCTTCATATGTCAATGGAGCTATATATTGGATGTCTAATGAAGGTGGTTTTTTTGCGTATGATGGTACAGTTAAAGCTCTACCTTGTTTAGTAGAAGACTTTGTTTTTACAACACAAAACGGAGATTTAGGTCTTAACTTTAACGCATCTGATGTAATTTTTTCTTCACCCAATTCTTTATATACAGAAGTAAATTGGTTTTATCCAAAAGATGGATCTACTCAAATTGATAGATGCGTAACATATAATTATCAAGAAAGAGTTTGGACTACCTCTTCTTTAGATAGAACTACTTACCAAGATCAAGGAGTCTTTAATAAACCTTATGCAACAGATTATGAAAGCACAACTACTCCAGTCTTTCCAGATATTTTGGGTATAACCAGTAAGTATGGCGCAAGTATTTACTATGCTCATGAAACAGGAAACGATCAAGTTAATAGTTCTGGAAGAACTTCAATTAATGCCTTTATTAGATCCGGAGATTTTGATATTGATGATGGTGAAATATTTATGTCGATGAGAAGATTTATGCCAGATTATAAATTTTTAGTAGGTAACTCTAAGGTAACTTTATTTATATCTGATTACCCCTCTGAAGATCAAACAGGATCGCCTTTAGGTCCTTTTACAATAACAACCTCTACTGAAAAAGTAGATACTAGAGCTCGAGGAAGACTACTATCTTTAAAAATAGAGAATGATGCTGCAGGTGAAACCTGGCGTTATGGCAGTTTTAGAATGGACGCTCAACCAGACGGAAGGAGATAACATGCCACTTACTACAAAAGGTAAAAAAATAATGAAATCTATGAAGAATAGATATGGTAAGAAAAAAGGTAAGACTGTATTTTATGCTTCAAAGAATAAAGGCAAAATAAAAGGTGTAGATAAAACTAAAAAATAATGGCTAAATTAACTAACTATATACCTGAACCAGGACAAGAATATGACGTCGAAAATCAAAGACAAATTATTGAGTCTATGACTACAATGAAACAACAACTTAATTTTTCTTTTCAACAAGATTTAAAAAACGAACAAGATACATTTAATTATTTTTTATCATGACAATACAATATAAAAGCGAAGTATTTGATCTAACTACAACTAATTTAACTACAGTTTTAACTATATCTGTGTCGGCAGTAGCTATTGTAAAAACTGTACAAGCTAGCCACCAGGATGCATCAAACGTAGATGCAGATTTATATTTAAAAAAATCTGGTGGTAGTGATGTAGAAGTAGGTCATGCGCAGCTTAATAAAAGTTCTACAAATATGATTGTAAATACCTTGAATTTAGAAGCAGGAGATGTTATAAAGATGCAAGCAGATACAGCAAATGAAGTAACAGGTGTTGTAAGTTACGCACTTATAAACAGAGAGAATGAAAACGGATAATATACATAAAATAGATTGCACAACATTAACAATTTATAGAAACACAAAAACAGGCGAAACGTCTAAAGAGAAAGTAGAGGGTCCTGACATTGTAACCGATGTTACAGTTCAAGTCTCACCGAAAGGATTGGATGTTTTCCAGAAAGTTATGAATGAAAATAAGAAACCAAAGCCCTAAAGGCGGAACTGAATTACAACTAGGTTTTCTACATCAATACGTAGATAAAAATTTATTAGATCAAGTACAAATTTGTACTAGCGTACCGGGTAAAGTACCCTTAGATCCTAATAAACTTAATGTACTTTGGCAAAAAAATTCTTACGATCAACCTAATTTATATCCGTGGTTTAAAAATAAAGCTAATCATCACAAATATGATTGGTATGTTTTTAATTCTCATTGGAATTATGAAAAATTTAGAATGATGTTTGGTATTCCTACTGAAAAATGTGTGGTTATTAAAAATGGAGTTGAGAAAATAAAACAATCTCCACATTATGAAAAAGGTAAACCTATTAAAATAATTCATCAGAACACACCTTGGAGAGGATTATCTGTTTTACTTGGTGCAATGCAATTAATTAAAAACCCATTAATTACTTTAGATGTTTATTCTTCATGTGAGGTATATGGTAAAGAGTTTCATGAACAAAATGATTATAACTATAGAGCATTATATGACCAAGCTGAGTCTTTACCAAATGTAAATTACATTGGATATAGACCAAATGAATATATTAGAGAACATTTACCCGATTATAATATGTATGCTTATCCTAGTATTTTTGAAGAGACTTCATGTATATCTTTGTTAGAGGCAATGTCAGCAGGACTGTATAGTATTGTAACTGATTATGGAGCTCTATTTGAAACAGGAGCAGAGTTTCCAATGTATATTCCTTATGACAGTAATTACAAAGCGTTAGCAGAAAAGTTTGCCTACGGTATTGCTGCCGCTGCAGAAACTTTACACGAACCACAAATACATAGTCATTTAACTACTCAAGCTAATTACACTCAGATATATTATTCTTGGCCTAAACAAGCGTCTGCGTGGACAACATTTTTAAAAGGAGCTCTTAATGCCAAAGCCAAATGAACCAATATGGTTTAACGTAGACAAAACTGAAACAGCAAATAATGACACTTATCAAACAATCAAAACTAACAAAGTAGAAAATAAAGTGACTGAAATAAATTTAGGCACTTCACCTCACAAGATTATGGTATGTACTCCTTGTCATAGTGATGTTAGTATGCACTACTGTCAAGCTGTGTTAAAGTTCCAAATGGCGTGTTCTAAAGAAGGAATACAATGTAGTTTTACACTACTTAAATCATCATTAGTTACACAAGGTAGAAACCTATGTGTAGCAGAATTTTTAAATCATCCTGATAATTACACTCATTTATTATTTATAGATTCCGATATTGATTTTAGTCATAAAACTATTTTTAAAATGTTAGATTTTGATAAGGATATTATATCTTGTCCGTACCCTATGAAACTTATAAGTTGGGATAAGGTATGGCGAAGACTTAATACTAAAGAAGATGCTATCAGTAATGAAAAAGACTTAGCTACGGCGGGTTTTACCTTCCCTGTTAAAGTAGAGAACCCTAATTCAATAACCGTGGACAAAGGATTAATGGAGCTCACTCATGCCCCAACTGGCTGTATGCTAATTAAAAGAAATGTAGTTGAGAAAATGATTAAAGAATATCCTCATTTAGAGATATACCAGCCTACCAATATTAATGGTAAAGAGATTAAAAAAGATAATATGTACAATTTATTTGACACATTACATGACCCTAAAACTAAAAGATATTTTGGAGAAGACTTTGGATTCTGTCAAAGATGGACGGATATAGGTGGTAAGGTTTATGGCTATATAGACGACCCTATAACACACGTTGGGGAGTATTGTTATACCGGTCGTTTTAGAGATGATTTATGGCAAGCAGGAAGACCTGTCAAATCAGTTGACGACACTAAAAAAATCAAATAAAGTATCATATTTACAGGATTTCTACGCCTGCTTAACAGTATAAAAATATTTAAATTATGGCGATATCTAGATCTTTAATGAACAGACAATTACGAGCAGATGGTGGCATTATGCAAGTTGCCCCTAGAGAAAAATTTGGTTTAGGAAGTGACCTTAAAAAGTTTGTTAGAAAAATTATACCCAATGAAGTAGCAGAGATTGCAGTTAAAGCTGCACCCTTTGTTGCACCTTTTAACCCGGCAGTTGCAGCAGCAATGTCAGGACTTGGTAGCTTTGATAAATCGGGACGTATTGGAGACTCATTAAAAAGCGGAGCTTTAACTTATGGACTAGGTCAAGGTGCTAGATTTTTAGGTGGAGCAGAATTACAAGGAAACCCTTTTCAACAAGGTGGAGCATTCAGAGGTGGTTTTGAGGGATTCAAAGGAGGCTTTAGTTCTCCATTAGGAACTCAATCAGGATTTAAATTAGGCAAACCCACACAACGTATAGATACTTCAATGCCGTTAAAAAAACCTAATCTGATATCAGAACAGCTAAGTGAGGTATCATTATCTCCGAGTGGGACAGTAGCAGATACAGTTAAAACAGTAACTGATCCAGGATCTGCAATGGAGTCTATAAAATCAATTGTAAGTTTTGATACATCTGCAACACAAAAAACAGATGCAGCATTAGATCTTTTAAAAAGAGGAAGTAAAGCTTTGTTTTACGACAGCAAAGGTAGGCTTGACAAAAACGCAGTGCTTGGAGCGATAACCGGTGTGGCTTCATACATAGAAGCTAAAGCTTTAGCAGATGAAGCTGGAGTTGAGTTATCACAAAAAGATTATGATGACGCTAAAAGAGATGAGAAAAGAGAAGAGTACGCAGGTTACTTACAAAACTTTTTTGGTGGTAAAAAAGACGGCGGCAGAATAGGGTTTAAAGATGGTCCTTCAGAATCCGATATATTTGGAATAGGTGGTGAAACACTTATGAAAGATAAAGGTAAAACTATAAAAAAAGGTTTTAAAAGTATAGGTGATTTAATATTAGACGATGAAGGTAATATGTATACGCCTTTACAATATTTAAGAAAATTTGGAGAAGATATATTTTTTGGCGGACAAAAAAATCCAGAGTTACCCGAAGAATTTTATAACAAATTAAGCGACGAATATGTTCAAGAGATGAAACAAGTAAAAGAACGAGGCTATGCTAACGGCGGCAGAATAGGATTTGAGTCTGGTGCTAATGAAATGATAAAAACACAATTACTAGAAGAGATTATTCCTGATACAAGCACGGAAGACTTTGTAATTATAATGACGGAAGACGGACCAGTAAAAGTTAAAAAATCTGAGCTACCTCCTGAGTCTATGATGATGGATACTAGCACAGGATTCGGAACTAATATTACAAGAGTAGATAGAAAATTTGGTTCACCTAAAGAAGGTGAGTCGGAAGTAGGTATCATGACTATTGACGTTGAAGCAGGTGACGATGAAGACGAAGAAGATATGATGATGGCAGGAGGTATAACTTTTAGTTCTGCAGAAAAAACATATTTGTTTAGAAGACTAGGTGGAGGAAGTGGATCTAACAAACAATTTAAAAATTTATATGGAGTTTTAAGTAATCCCAATAAATATCCTGAGGATGCAGCAATACTAAAAGAAATTGCTATCATGGGTCTTGGTAAAGGACAAAAGGACGGCGGAAGAATAGGTCTTAAAGATGGAACAGATGCAATAAGAGATATAGATTTTTTATTAGAAGGACAAGATGAGTTTTCAATGCAAGAATTTGGTAAAAAGGTAAGTG